TGTGGACAGAGTAGTCAATATGAAGTCTTCGTAGCTTCCCAAAAGGTTTTTTATGTTATTGTTTGTGTCGCTTCGCTCTTTACCGTTCAATGATACTTTGTTTCCGTCTGAATCTAAGTGATAAAAGTCGACCTCAACTCGTACGTTTCCGTTCTTTTGTCTCTTTGCATCACGCTCGATAAAGTAATCTATTCCGTTTAGCTCAAACTCAAGCTTGCAATAGAATGTATTAGCGCTACTATTCATGACTTGGTGACCTCTATTGCTCTTAGTACACTTATCAAATATACAATAGGTTATGGCATCTAGTAAAGTAGACTTACCGCTCGCGTTTGGAGCAAATATACCATAGGTACCTTCCATCTTAACGAAGTCTATGTGATTGTCCTTACCGTAACTGAACATGTTCTCAAATTCGAAGCGCTTTGGTAGCCACATGCTGTTTCTCGGCACCTCGTTTTTGATCAATTCAGCGTTTACCCTATCGTTTATCTCGTACACTTTAGCCATTGACTTATCGTCCAACTTGTATTTACTGTGTAGATAGTTGTAAAGTAGCGATCTCTGCTTAGTTATGGACCTAAAATCGGTGTTTTTGATGTTGTTAGCGCTGTTTTCCCTATTGAAAGAGTCGTGTAAGCGTTGGAAAGAGAGCTCTATTACGTTGTAATCGCGCTTTATTTCGTTAACTATGCTCTTTATTGTGGATTGATCAGTGTTTTTGTACTTTATCCTAAGATACAGGTTCTTTTGAAGATCGCTGGGCAACTTATCGTACAATCCGTTATTGACTTCTATCGTAAAGAAGGCTGTATCGTTCTCTATTTTTAGGTACTCAGCCGACCTACTATCTACATTCCATACGAGGATACCATGATCGCGCTCTTCTCCATGATTCTGTTGTATTAAAGACCCTGGGTAGGCTATCGTCTTGCTTTCGTTTAGGTACTGAAGCTTATGTATGTCTCCAAGCAACACCATATCGAAACCGTTGAACATCTCGGCTTTCATTGAATCGCTGTGCAACACGTATCCAGCTTCAGTTGTAGAGTTATTTACCAATCCGTGAAAAAGCGCTATGTTTACGCATCCGTCTTCTACCTTAACGCTTGGGTACTTAGCCTTATCGTCGAATACAGACCAATGGTAGAACTTACAGTTTGCTATTTGCAGCACCCCTGAGCTCTTAAAGTACTCTAGGTTGTCGCTATTTATGGCATTAACTATAGGAGTCAAAGAATCCATCCGATTTACGTTATTCAGATTCGTATCGTGATTGCCAGGTATCATTAACACATTAGATATAGAGCATAGGTTCTTTAAAAAGTCTTGTACCTCTTGAAAAAGCTCAGGACTAACGTCTGTTTTAGAGTGCACTATGTCGCCAGTTAAACAAATGATGTCTTTTTCAGTAATTCTTGACTTCAATTCAAAGTATAGGTTGTCAAAAACCCTTCTATACTCGTCTTGTCTCTTGTAATTTCTTATGTGGATGTCGCTAACGTGATAGATTTTGTCTATCTTGTCTATATTCCACTTCGATTTCTTTGCCTTACTCATACCTTTGCTAGTATCATTTGCATTTTTTTGTAAAATAGATCCTCTTGTTTAACTGGTTTAGCGTTCTGTAACAGCTTTACCATGTCTTGGAAGCCTATTACAGAAGGATCTTTGTCTTCTAGGTCTATCTGATATACCTCTTTTCCGTAATTCACCAATTGCTCTACGTAATCCATGGCTTGCTTTACAGCGTCTTTGTCCAACGCTATGTATACGGTCTTAACTTCGGATTCCACTAGCTTCTTCATCAATTTCTTAGATATCGTCTTACCGAATAGTGGGATAGCGTTACGTTTTATTGCCATTGCGTCAAACACGCCTTCGCACAATACTACAGGCACATTCCAATTAATATAATATTCAAACCCAATGATCTCGCTCTTATTCACGCTTGGTGCATCGTACGCTCGTCTTTCCTTAAGCATTATTGATCTTGCAACAAAGTAATTGAGCTTACCATCTACATCGTAAGAGGGGACAATTATCCTATTCCTGTATTTACCAGTCTCACAGAAACCAACCTTGTACTTCTTTATGTCTAAGTCTGACAATCCACGGGACTTTAAATAGTTTATCGCCTTCTTACATGCTAAGTTATTGTTGCATGAAGACAGATCTATGTATTCTTTTGGTAACTCTACGGCTTTATTTTCTGTCTCCTCTAGGTCCTTAGCGAAAGTCTTCATATTGTAGTAAGACCTCATCTGCTTTATTGACTCTGAAGGAGCTTTTACCTTTTTTAAGAGGCTATCTGGCTTAGAACCCTTTGTGGGAGGAGTACACGTCCAACAGTTGTACTTACCGGTCTGTATGTTAACAGCCAACTTAGGCTTTCTGTGGTTACAAACTGGACACATGAATACACTGTTGCCCTGCTTGTCAGCTTTGGACTTACCCAAGTGCTGTTCGAGTAGTCCAACAACAAGCGCTTGAACTTGTTTGTCAGCTATTTCTGTGCTTATCTTAAAACTTTTATTCATAATATGTATAATAAAATTAATAAACCTTAGCGACAGATTGAAACTATCGATGCTAGTGAGAATATAATATTTTTTTATATCGATATTGTTTTGTACATTTACGCTGATTAACGTCCAAATTCAAGTTCTATGCCGTAGCTTGGTGAGATTCCATGAGCGAGCCTTAGATTGAATGTAAATTGGACTACCAGGCGTAAAGACATCGCGTCAGGTATATAAATAGGTCGTAGACATAAAGCTTTGTTTAATATCGGATAGGAGCCGACGGAAACAGCCGCTAAGGGAAACAAAGAATAAATCGAACACTAAACAAATTTTCAGAACCCTTAAAAGCGGGATATGCAAATAAGCGACATACTTAACATACCAGAAAACGTAGACATACAGTACCTAAAAGATAATATAACAGAAGATCAATTATTATTAGTATATTCATATATATTAGAGAACGAAGATGCTTTTTCCGAAGAACAGTTATCACTATTTTACGATTTTTTTTACGAAATAGATGATAAATTAAAAGAATTAGACGATGAATAACAACAAATTATCATTATACACGTTAAGTACATGCAAAAAATGCCATAGCGTAAAAGAAGCATTGATACATGAGGGTATATACTTTGACGAAGTAGTTTGCGACGAGGATAGAAACGGACTCAAGTGTGATAATCTAGAAATAGAGATTGATTGCAGCTTTTACCCAATGGCTGTAATTACAAAAAAGGTAGAACGGGATAGAGGCGGTTATTTTGTATACGCTGAGGAGAAAGTCATCATTCACTTTTGCACTAAATACGACGAGTTAATGATAAAAAGGAAGATAAACACAGATTATTTCGCGATTTGTGCTCTAAACACTAGTGACATGTTACAATTAATAATTAAAAACAAATAAAATGAGATACAAACAACTGATCCAAAAGAAGATCACAGAATTAAAAAACCAAATCCATTCACAGAGCGCAAGTATTTCCCAGCTTAGACCACCTGATGAATTAAGATTTCAGTTAGAGAAAATGCTTGATAAGATTCAAGAGATAGACGTACTAATAAATACTGAACACGACACACCGGTTTCTTACTAAAAATCAATAAACAGTTATGCAAACACAAAAACAAAAACAGCTGAGCGAGGAGCAAATAACAACTAACATAGCTAGGTTTTATGAGCTGATAGACAAATACATAGAGGCGCCAAGGAAAGATGATCTTACTAGGTTTTATATGTCCATAGAGCTAGCCTTAGCAACTAGTCCAGCTTCTTCTAAAATATCACATCACAACTGTTTCCCAGGCGGTTATTTGGATCACGTGATTAGGGTGACTGAAGCTGCATTGGTGTTAAACAACGTATGGGATAAGTTTGGTCAACAGAAAGATTACACAATCGATGAACTAGTATTCTGTGCAATCAATCACGACTTAGGTAAGCTTGGCACTAACGATAAACCATTCTATGTACCAAACACAGAAGCTTGGCAAATAGAAAAACAGGGCGTTTATTACAAGTACAACACTGAAATGCCACACATGAGAATAGCTGACAGAAGCCTGTTTTATCTGCAACAGGCTGGGATCAAGATTAACGAAAGGGAGTTTTTGGCAATTAAACTGCATGATTCTCTATATGAAGAGTCTAATAAGTCATATTTGATAGCATATAATCATGATTTTAAGGTTAAAAGCAATTTAATACATATATTGCACCAAGCCGATTTTATTGCATCTAATATAGAATGTCAAATTAATTAAATTTAAACTTTATTAACTTTATATGCATATTTATTATAAATGAAAAGTAAAAAACATATACCAATAAACGATGATGTGCATACTATTTTAAAAAAGTACTGTAAAGAGAGCGGTATTGTTTTAAAAATTTTTGTAGAAAAACTAATAATAGAAAAATTAAAAAGCCATGGCGTATCTATACAGACACATAAGACTGGATAATAATGAAATCTTTTATATTGGAATAGGTTCTGATGACACTTATAAAAGAGCATACAGTAAACATTGCAGAAACAATCATTGGCGAAATATAGTAAAAAACAGTGATTATGAAGTAGAAATAATGGTCGATAATTTAAATTGGGAAGATGCTTGTAAAAAAGAGATTGAGTTTATTGAATTATATGGAAGAAGAGATCTCAATAAAGGCACATTAGTTAATTTAACTGATGGAGGAGAAGACATAGCTAACCCGTCTAATGAAATTATAGAAAAATTAAAAAAACCAAAAACAGAAGAGCATAAAAATAAATTAAAAGAAAAATGGAAAGAACTAAAAAGAGTAGTTATAGAATGCCCTCATTGCAAAAAAATAGGAGGCATTAATATAAAAA